ATTAGGTAAACAAATTGATCACCAATTAAAAGAAGTAGCAGAGACTATTAATAAAAGTAGAGGTACCATACCTGCAGAATTATCTGATTATATTAATGGTTTATTTGAAATAATAGAACCAGTTATTGATTGGAAATCTTATTTAAGACGTTTTAATGGTATGGCTACTAAAATATATACTAAGAAAACAAGACGTAAGTTAAACAAACGTTTTGCAGGTAATCCCGCATTAAAAATTAAACAACGTAAAAACACTTTAGTAGCTATTGATACATCAGGTTCAGTTAGTAATAAAGACTTAGAGGAATTTTTCAATGAAATACATCATATCTATAAAACAGGTACTGAAGTAGATATTATTGAGTGTGACGCGGCTATTCAAAGAGTTTATAAATATGATGGCAAACAAAAAGATAAAATAGAAGTTAAAGGTAGAGGAGGAACAGATTTTGAACCAGTAATGGTTTATTTAAAAGAACATAAAGGTAAATACCAAAATATTATTTATTTAACTGATGGTGAATGTACTACTCCTGAAACTCCACCAGCGAGACCTATATTATGGGTTATTAGTGAAAACGGATCTATAGGAGATCATTTACCAGGTGCTAAAGTTCAAATTAAAAGATAATGGAAAATATTAATTTAAATATAGGTAGTATAGCTATTAGTATGGTTAAGGATTTACCTGGGATTTTAGTTAAATCAACTTTACCTAAAAAGTATGAAGATGTAATTTTAGCTTATTCTCAATTCTCAGATAAAATAGTATTAGGAGGAAGTTTAGCCTTAAATTTACTTCAATTAACCAAGTATGATTTAGATCAACGTAAACCAGATTTAGATTTTGCTTTAACTGAAAGATTTACTGAGGAAGAAATGTCTTCTATAATTAATTTTTTTAATCTAGAATCTAGACAAGGTAATCCTTATGGTGATGAAATATTAGTTGACTCATTATTAAAAAATGAAAAATTATTATTGTTTTCTAAATGGAGTTATTCTGAATTGTTTAATGCAAAAATATATGAATATAATGTAGATTTTTTTAATGAAATGTTTTTGACTGAAAGAGATATTATTGAAGTAAAATACCAAACATCAGATAATATTACATTCCCATTAAAATTAGTTCATCCATCAATTATTTTATCATTTAAGACAAAATACGCTTTTGATACTAGAGTTGGTAAACAATTTAAACATTGGGAAGATCTAGAAGAATTATTTCATAGAAAAAATGCTGATAATTACTTTAAAGTGATGAAAGAAATTGATAAAACTGCTACACTAATAAGAAGAAAGAAACTCAAAAATTTGGAATTGCCCAAATAAGATGTTATATTTACAATGTAAAAAGATAAAAATAAAATAAAGGTTATGGCTAAAAAATCATCAAAAACAGAAGCATTATCATTAAATCCAAATGAATTAAAGGATTTTTTGAAACACATTATCACCAACAATCGGTTTCTACAAGAAACTAATAAACCATCAGTTTCAACTGAGGTAGTAGGTGAATCAGGTATTGGTAAAACATCATCAATTGTTCAATTAGCTGAGGAATTAGGTTTGAACTTTGTTAAACTAAATTTAGCTCAAATTGAGGAAATAGGTGACCTAGTAGGTTTTCCAATCCGTCAGTTTGAAATGGAATTAGATGGACAAAAATTATGGATTGATGAACATGCTTTTGATGAATATAGAAAATTAGGTTATAAATCAACTTCTAAAAACAGAATGAGTTATTGTCCACCAGAATGGATTTCAGGTAAAGAAAGTGGAGGTATATTATTATTGGATGATTGGAATAGAGCTGATGTTAGGTTTATTCAAGCTGTAATGGAACTAATAGATCGTCAACAATATATTAGTTGGAAATTACCTAAAGATTGGCATATTATTTTAACTGCTAATCCTGATAATGGTGATTATTTAGTTAATAGTATTGATACAGCCCAAAAAACACGATTTATCTCAGCTAATCTAAAATTTGATTTAAATACTTGGGGTAAATGGGCTGAAGAAAATGGATTAGATGGTCGTTGTATAAACTTTTTACTAATGCATCCTGAGTTAGTTACTAAGGAAGTGAACGCAAGAAGTATAGTAATGTTTTTTAATTCAATATCATCTATTAAATCATTTGAGGACCAATTACCATTAATTCAAATGATTGGTGAGGGTAGTGTTGGTCAAGAATTTGCTAGTTTATTTACAATGTTTATTAATAATAAATTAGATAAAATGATTACACCTCAAAATATATTTGATCAAGATGAGAAATATGTTTTAACAACTTTAAAAGGTTTAGTAGGTAAAGATAAGAATTATAGAGCAGATATTGCCTCAACATTAGGTACTAGGATCACTAACTATTTAGGTTTTTATTCTAAAACAAATAAAATTGAAAAAACAATTATTGATCGTTTAGGTAAAATTGTTACTGAAAATATTTTTGCGACTGATATTTGTTATCAAATGATAAAATCTATCTATAATGAAAATTCATCTAAATTCAGTTCATTAATGTTAAATAAAGATTTAGTTAAATATATTATTAAATAAAAATTATGAGTAATAAATTTGAAATAAAAGAAATTTATAGTTTATATTATTATAAATGGGGTGATTCTATATCTTTTCAATATTATGGAAAACAATATGCTTTTGATCCATTATTTGTTAAAGAATTAAAATCATTTATAGAACAACTATTATTAACTAACAATACTGTTAATAATAAAGATATTATTTATACTAATTCTTCAAGTGAAATACCTCGTTTTAAACTAAAGGAATTCATGAGTAAAAATAATATTAAACGTACTTCTAGAATGGAACAAAGTAATTGTTTTATTCTAAGTAAAAAATTAATTAAAGATCTATTATTACTAGATAATTTATTCACTGATCCTCAGCAATTATATTTTGCTAATGAAGAGATGGTAGATTTATTATTAAAACAATGGTCTAAAGATAAAAATTACACAACTAAAAATTTAAATAAACCAAAATCTAATGCTGATATGTGGTTATGTTTTAATGAAGAGTATTTTAAACATTTAGCCCAATCAGCTAAATATGGTAAATATGTTAAAACTCATTTTAAAAAAGAAGTATATAATATAATTTATTATAGAAATAAGAAAAATGTAGATTTAATACAATTATTATCATTTATTAAAACTAATCCTAATATTAAAATAGTTTTTGATGAAAATCTAATTACAGATCTTAATAAGGAAGGTATTCAACTAGATAATGAAGTTGAAAATGTTTTAAAAGATATGATTTATAGTAAAGATAAATCTAATATTAAATTAGGTTTAGAGATGATTTCTAATTTAGAATTAAACGATTATACATTATATAAAGTATCTTTATTCCTAAATAATTTTATTAATATAGGTAATACTAGTCAAAGTAGATCTAATAGAGGATTAATAAATCAATTAGCCACAAATAATCGTAATTTAAAAACTTTATTAAATACTTTTAAAGCAAAAGAAATATATTGGGATAAAGATTGGAAATCATTTGCTAGTGGTTTAGTTAAGAATTTTACAAATACTCCTTATGAATCATTAATTAAAGAATATTTTATTGATAAATTAAATAATGAGTTCAGTTCTATATCAGGAGTTAAAATAGAGGACATTAAATTTGCCTAATTAAAAATATTTATTATATTTATTATTAAACAATTAAAATAAACAAACAAATAAAAATGAAAAAAGTAGTAACACTAGTAGTATTGGCCATGGTTATGGTAGCTTGCCAATCAACAGAAAACAAATCAACAGAATCAACAAATGACTCAACCTCAGTATCATCTGAAGTAGATTCATTGGCCCTTGAGTCAGCTGCTCAGGACACATTTATTGTTGACTCAGTAAAGTAATTAATAATACTTTCACACCATCCCTCAGTATAACACTGAGGGTTTTCTCTTGTTTATGGATATTGATAAAATATTTGGGTTATTTGATAATGATAAAGACACTAATATCAAAAAACAAATATATAAAGATATTAGTGAACACCCATCATTTTGGGTAGGCATGTTCATTAAATTGATAATGAATCATACTAATTTTAATTTAGCCCACATAAGTGTGTTTAAAGCCGCCTTCCCTGATTTGGATATGGTAGACGTTATTAATGCCGGAGAATACCTTATATACACTAGATCCTACGTTTTTCTCAAACGTTTAGATATAGAACAAGAAACAGATTTACAAGTTATTAAAGATAAAGCTAGTAATGAATTTTTAATAGCTTTAAAATTATCACTATCATATTTTGAGGAACATGAGGAATATGAAAAGTGTGCTTTTATTTTATCTATTAAAAATATAGTTGAACAAAGTTTAACTTAAATTTGGCTTTAGTATCTTAATACCATATAATATATATACGGGTCTCAAGAAATATGAGACTTAGGATACAGATGAATAACGATAGACATAAATTATAATAATATGAGATATAGAGAATTATCAACACGTAAGATAGAGAATATTGAAGCGCAGTTGAAAGCACTTAGGTTCATGGTAAACCGTGGAGCACCGATTCAAGAGTTTATTAAAACTATTGAGAACACTGAAGAAATTTTAGCAGAAGTAAAATCACTTATTCAACAAGAACCTTTATCACCTGAGGAAGGATTTGGATTACAATAATATGAATTTAACAGCAGAACAAATATCTGAAAATTGGGATAGATTAATGTCTAGAATAGACGCTTATATCTCAGAACCTCGTAGAACTAAACTTAAAGAGTTTTATGAAAAATATGCTGAACGTATTATGTTAATGCCTGCAGCTCATAAGAAAGAATATCATAATGCATTCCCAGGAGGATATGTTGAACATGTTCTTAGAGTTATAGATAGTGCTATTGATATTCATAATGTATGGGTTAAATATGAAGTTGATACCACTACTTATACTTTAGAAGAATTAGTATTCTCAGCTTTGAATCATGACCTAGGTAAAATGGGAGATGAAGAAAATGAATCATACATTCCTCAGACTGACCAATGGAGAAAAGAAAAACTAGGTGAAGATTATAAATTTAATGACCGCTTAGAATTTATGTCTGTACCTGACCGTGGCTTATTTTTACTCACACAACATGGTATTACATATACTAAAAATGAAATGTTAGCCATTAAATTACATGATGGCTTATATGATGAAGCAAATAAACCTTATTTAATGAATTATATGCCAGAAACTAAACCTCGCACTTCATTAATTTATATTGTTCATCAAGCTGATTTATTAGCTGCTCGTATTGAATTTGAAAAAGAATGGTTACCTAAATTAAAAAGTAATTTGCCTAAGCAAGAAAACAATTATACATTATCAGGTAAAAAACAACAATCAAATAAAGTATCAACCAAAACTAAAGCTTTAGGCAGTATTAAAAGTGATAGTTTAAAAAATATGTTAGACAATCTATGATAACAATTATAATCAGTGTTTTAAGTGTTTCGGTCGTGATTTTATTATTCACGACCATTAACCTTCTAAGAAAAAATGAAAAAGCTGAAGATATTATTTTCTCTCAAAAACAATATATTGATAGTATAAGCAAAACTATTTATTATACTGATAAAAAATTAAAAGAAATTGATGAGAAAGGTATATTTAAAAGTGATGATGAGGTTGGTTTTTTCTTTGATATGGTAAAACAAATTCAAGATATTCTAAATCAATATAAATTACCTAAATAAGTATGGCTAAAGTTAAAAAAAAGTCAATACCCTACTTCACTGTTGAAACTGAGCAAGCCATAGTGTTATATAATAATACTGAATCTACTAAAGAAAAAAGTAGAATATATTATGAAAAAATACATCCTGCCTTCTTCAAAC